CGCCAGCCAGACTGCGGCCTCGGAGAGCCATGGCGTTTTCAGTGCCCTTCAGTTCGATTGTCGAGCCGTTGACTAGCTCGATTTTCAGGTCGGTTTCGTTCTTGGATTTGATCCAGGCTTTTGGGACGAGCTTTTTCATTACCTTCCAGGCGATGTCCTTCGCCATGCGGTAGGTGGGGGCGGCGTAGAAAAAGGTTTCGCCGGGGCGTTCGATTGCCCCACGCAAGAGTTCGATGCAGGAGAGGTAGCTCTTGCCGAAACGGCGGCCGGCAACCAAGACACGGAAGCGTTTACGGCTGGAGAACACTTGCCCCTGGGCGTAGCGGAGCGAGAGGGTTCCAGCCGTGTCAGTCACTTTTTCGGGGACGGGTACCTTCTAGGGTATTACAGAAATTCGACCCCTCCCCCCCCCCTAGTCGTCGCTGGTGCGGACGCAGTAGCTACTAAAGGTATACATACCTAGTGGGCAAACACCACCAGCGGAGTTGATGGCTTGTTTTGGGCGGGAGGCGGAGCTGGGGACGCAGTAGTTGCCTTGGGTGTAGTACCCCAATGGGCATGTCTGACCCACGCGAATGACGGGGATGACTTGGGCAAGGGTGAGTGCCAGTGAAAGCATCGGAGGCTGTAGTACAGAAGAGCTTAGTTTACTACAGAAGAGAGAATTGCGAATGTATCAGTAGGTTCCCCGCCCCCCGGTACGTACGTACTATTTCTGCAACCCTCCCCCCGGTCGCTAGTACGGTTGTATTGTAGTACAGCTGTACCCGCAGAAAATTAGAAAATCTCTTGCAAGTACAGCTGTACTAATCCTCAGCGACCGAGCACCAGCAGCCGGCACTCTGTCGGGCCGCGGCCGGTAGCTTCGCAGCGTGCCAGCTGGCGGCTGTTGTCGTAGCCCATCGCCACGACGGCGGCGGTCAGCAGCACGGCGGCCAGGGTCAGGGTGCGGGATGTCATGGGGGAGCGTGGTGAGCTTGGCCCTATTGTTGCACAGGATCGGCCGGATTGCTAGCCCCAGGCGGTGAGTCTCTTGGGTCTCACGCGTTGCGCTTGTCGTCGATCTCCACGCGCAGCACGGGGGCCGCGGCGGCTTGCTGTTCTGGTGCAGCCTCACCGATAACGGCGCCCATGTCCTTGAGCAGCATCGCCACAGTCTGCAGCTGGCCTTTCGCCATGGCCTTTCTACAGGCAGATAAGCGTAGCGCCTGGATTTGGTTCAGCAGATCGCCACGCGTTGCGATTTGTTCTGTTTTCAGCAGTTCGGCGGCCCGGCTGTAGTCGTCGTCTGCTGTTCTGACAGACACCCCGAAGCGATCCGCTAGTTTCTGGGTGATCTGCCGTCGCGTACCACCGTTCAGAATCTCCGCGTAGCACCAGTTAGCCCGCTCCTCTACGCGAACACTTGAGCCCTTGCCACCACGCCAGCGCTTGCTCTCGTCATTGGCGACGGTACGCGGCACGTTTACTTCTTGGCCGTCACAATCCGCCACGGTTAGAGTCACAAACTATCTGCGCCAATGATAAGCGGCCCTGCTATCACGTTTCGCAAGCGAGCGAAGCGAGCGCCGCGAAAAAGCCCGGCACAGTGGCCGGGCCGTTAGTAGGTGGGGGTGCCGTGGGTCAGCGGTGCCAGCTGACCAGCTCTCGCGCCATAGCTTTGGCGGTGCATACCCCAGTGCTAAGGCTGTAGATCTCACCGGCTGCCATCACGCGCTGATGGTCAATCCGGCTGTACAGCTTGCGGGCTGCATCATCCCAGCGGGCTAGGTCTATGTCGTTAAAGTTCGGATCCTGACTGGCTAGCAGTTCCTCGGGCCCGAACATGCCGGCTAAAGCGGAGCGGTAGCCGTTGCCGGCGAACTGTAGAAAGTAAGCGTGGAACAAGTCGGCGGAGTGCGCCAGGTACTGCTTGCGGGTGATGGTCATGATGGGGGGCCTCGGGTGGGCTTACGTGTTGAACAGTAGAACCGGAAGTGGCCCGGCGTCAAGTGCGGTAGGGTGCCAGCCCCAGCCAGCAGCGGACTGCATCAATCCGGCGGTAAGTTTTGCCGGCCCCGTAACGGTTCCAGTGGGCAGCCTGTGCAGTGCCGTGGCTGCTGAACCGGGGGGCTGCCCATTGCCACACCGCCAGGGCTTGCTGGCGTTCCAGCCCCTGAAGCTGCGTGGTGATCTGGTCCCAGCTGAGACCTAGGAACCGTTCGGGCCGTAGGCGTGGGGTTTGGTATGCCATGGCAGGGTCTGCCGAAGTGCTCCCATACTGTATGCCATAGGTGGCGATTTCGCAAGCTTGCGCCCGGTGCTACTGTTTAACGGCAAACCCCAACCCAGGGACCCATGCCACCCAACTTCGGCAACCGCCCGCTAGGCCCGCTCCAGCGGAACTGGCTTAACTTCCTCCGCCGCAATCCAGGCCCACACTTTGTGGCGATGCCCCAGCGTGACCACAGAATCGCGGAATCGCTGCAGGCCCGGGGCCTGATCACGATCGCCCCAGCTGCCATCACCGACCCTAAGGGGCTGCCGGTGTACACCCTCGAAGCGGTGGAGGCGCCCCAGTCATGAGCGGCGGAGACTGGAATACTACGCGCGAGCGTAAGCAGCTGGCCTTGGATGCCCGAGAGCTTGAGCGTGAACAGTTGCGGCTGGAGAAGCGCCAGCTCCGGGATCTGCGGTGGGCAGTAGAACGCTCCAGCCTGGCCGCTTCGGACTGGGCTGATCTACTGGCCCTGCAAGCTGCCCATGGCAAAGAGGGCCCGCTCCAGCTGTGGCGGGAACTGGTGCCCTACTGGCGAGCGTGCCAACGCTGCAACGGCGGCGCCGACATACCCGCTGCACTTTTTCCACAAGCTACGGGTATTTTTTCGCGCACCGATCAACCGCCAGCCCCACGCAACCGCACCCGCTCCAGCAAGGGCGCAACCCGCAAGGTTCGATCCGATGCTGGTGTCAGCAAGCCCCGCAAGGTGCGAGCCCCGCAGGGGTGAGCACGCCCCAGCCCCTGCCATCCGGTGGGGGCTTCTCACCGTCTTGCCGTGAGACTCACGAGAATCACCCTAAGACGCCCCAGCAACAGACCCCACGCCAGCCCCAGCAGGGCCCCAGCCAATGGCGCCAGCAACACCGTCTCAGCAGTGAGACTCATGAGACACGCAGTAAGACACCATGAATGGCTTTTTAGCCCCAGTCATGAATGGGTTTTCATGCCGCATGAATGGCTTTTCGTCGAGGGCGCCAGCCCGAGACATGAATGGCTTTTTACGGTGCCGGCTGCCAGCTACCATCCACCTTGTCCCAGCGCCGCTCCCAGTCACCGCACCAGGCATCGGGTGTAGTGAATGGCCATCCTGAATGGTTTGGTGAATGGCGCCGGCAGGTGTCAGAAACGTACCAGCGACATGAATGGCATGTGATGCCCAAGGGAAGGTCCATTTGTCAACCAGCAAGGGCTGCATTGTCAACCGGATTGTCAACCAGCGCGGCGAAATACTGCTCCACCCGAGCCATGAATGATTCTTCTGCGTCGGCGAGGTCATGAGCCGACATGTAATGAATGTTTGGGCTGCCGCAGCGGCGTGCTAGCACGATAGCGGCTCCAGTTGGCCTTAGTCCGGTTAGGTGGCTAAGCCCCAGGCTGTAGGCGCCGCACTGGTCGATGTATGAATGGCCGGGTGGTAGGCGCTCCAAGCCGTCGTCGTCTTTTTTAGTCTTGCGGCCCACACTGGTTTTCCAGTCCGCTAGTACCAGCTCGTTATTCTTCATGCCGATGAGGGCGTCGCAGGTTCCAGCGAATCCTGCCGGGTGGTGGATGGAAAATTCGCTGGCGAAAATTTCGGTGACGTTCTCGGCGATCCAGTCGGACAAGCTGCGGGCATAGCCGGAGGCGCTCCAGCCAACGCGGGGGACGTTGGGGCGGACCCTTTTCAGGGCCCATTGTGTGATTGGCGAGGGAATCCGGGCTAGTCCCTGATCATCCCAGCGGATGGCGTTGCGCTTGTTTGCAGTGGAACGTGCCAGCTGCATCGAAGTCTTAAGCAAATATTCAGCCTGACTGTGGGCCATGTTGCCTCGGGTGGCGGCAACATTGCGCTGGCAGCTTGCCTCCACTGGTCCCAGGCGGGCTTCCCAGCGCTCCAGCCCGGTTTTGTCGCTCGTCTCCTTCAGGATGTGTGTAACACTATGGTATACATTACCTTTGATGTCCCGGTAGACCCGGAAGGGGCCTGAATTATCTTGCTCCAGCCTCCACTTACGCAGTCCTGCCAGCGTGTCTTGGGTGTTGGAGGCCATGAAGTTATTCTTTCCCAATCTGATAATACCAGTAAAAGCCCCCTGGGTTAGAGGGGGCGGCACAACATAAAAGTTTTTATGTTACGAATCAGGCTGCCTTGAAAGGGTTGCCACCACTGAGAAGTCGGCTGATGTCGAAGCCTTCGGCCTTGGCTTCGAGCCAGGCGGCATCGACGTGCTCTTGGCTGCCCTTCTTGCGGGGGACGGGGCGGACGGTGTACTCGGTGAGCAGGCCGCTGCCCTTCTTGCTGATCGTGAAGTCCCACTCCAGCAGGTTTTCGTAATCCTCCATCTGGGAAATCTGGTCGATTTCCTTGAGGATGGACTTCTGGGTGATCTGCAGGACTTGGACTTTGCCGGACTCGTAGTTGTAGACCGGGCAGGCGATGGCGAACTTCACGTCGGCGGTGCCAGGGCCGCCGCGGCCTTCGCGGGGCTCGAACTCGCCCATCTCAGTCGTTACGTCCTCGATGGTGGGCTCGTAGTCAAAGCGGAAAGGCTTGGAGGCGCCGTTGGCTTGGCCCCAGCACTCGTAGAACTCCAGGGGTTCGTCGGTCAGCAGCGCGAAGCGGACGGAGCCGCCGTCGGGGAGCTTGCTGAGGCTGAGGTAGCCGCCGCCGGTGCTGTTGGACGTAACAGCAGCAGAGGCTTGCTTGGAAAGGAAAGGCATTGTGGTTTCCGGTGTTTTGGTGGTCGCCCGAGGGCAACGTCTATGACAGTAACACGGGATTGACGGGACGGCTAGCCTAGTAAAACGCCCCAGCCGCGGAAGGCGGCCAGGGCGCTAGGTAAACATTCCTGTAGGAGTCTATCACTGTGTCTCGTGCGACGCAAGAGCTGTTGAATTTCGTGCGCCAGTTGCCGGAGGGCATGGCGTACGCACCGATTTACTGCGCTGGCAGCAAGCTCCAGTCAGGTAAGGAGTCAAAGGGGAAGGCGCCGTTGGAGCGCAGCCACCATCAGGTGTTGAATCCGGCTGACGTTGCTCTGCAGATTGAGCGGCGGCCTGATGTGTTCCAGGCGGTGGGGGTTTTTACCGGGGCTCGCAGCGCGGGACTCGTGATTCTCGACGTGGATCGCAACCTTTCCAGGCTGCTGAAGAAGTGGGGCGAGACGCTGGAGGGGGCGCCGAAGGTCACCAGCACCAAGGCCAACGCGGCGAAGTATCTGTTTCGCGTCCCAGAGGCCCTGTGGGGCGATGTGAAGGGCTTTGGGCTGTCAGATACCGGAGCGGGGTATGAGGTCCTCTGGGGCCGTCAGGGGCTCCTCTACGGGGCTTATCCGGGCTCCAGTGATGGGAAGGCGCCGGCGGGTGAATACGGCTTTGAGGGCGATCTGGAGGCCATTCCAGAGGCTCCAGGGTGGTTGCTGGCGGAGATGCGCGATCACTCCGGTAAAGAGGTGGCTGATGGTGGCTTCATCAGGAACCGGAAGGCGCTGGATTTCTCGGATCGAGATCCGGCTGAGATTGCTGAGATTGTGCAGTCGGCGCTGAAAGTAATTCCAGGGCAGGGCGCTGGCAGCCGGGACCACTGGGTGAAGGTCGGGATGGCGATCCACTCGGAGTTGCCGACTGACCTAGGGCTGACGCTGTGGTCGGCGTGGTCTGCCGAAGATCCCGAATTTTCACAGGAATGGTCCGACGGCAATCCCTGTGAGGAGGTTTGGAAGAGCTTTCGCAAGGGGCCGGTGAGTCTGGGGACGCTGTTCTGGATGGCGGACCAGCAGATGCCGGGCCGGCTGTGGTTGTCGGAGGATCTGCGGAAGGTTGTGGCCGATGTTGAGGCCGATAATGTCACCCGGATTCGCCAGGTCGTCATCACTTACGCCGAGGTGATTCGGCGGGCGAAGGAGATCCAGCAGATTCAGAACCCGGCTGAGGCGGCTCACGCCATGAACGTGCTGGCGTTGGAGGCTGGCTATCGGGATGCTGGGGCGCTGGAGCGGCTGCTGATTGCCCAGATGCAGTTCGAGCAGCAGGATGACGAGATGGCCATGTCGAGCCTGCTGGATAAGGACCTCAACTTTGAGTACCTGATCCCGGATCTGCTGCCATGCCCTGGGACCGTGATGATTCACGGCGCTGGTGGTGATGGCAAGTCCATGTCGGCCTGGACCATCGCCAAGCACGTTGCACGCGGGATTCCGTTCTCGGTGCGGGGTGATCTTGTGCCAGTCGAGCCGGGCTCGGTGCTGATCCTTAATGGCGACCAATCCGAGGTGCAGGTCCAGCAGCAACTGCGGGATCTGGAGTTCAGGAAGTCCGATCCGGTGACGGTGGTGATGGGGTGGGACCTGAACTGGTACTACCGCTTCGTCAAGCTGATCGAAAAGCACCGGCCCAAGCTGGTCATCATCGACTCGATCACCGGTTGCTCCAGGGGTTCGGCGTTCGATGAGAACAAGAAGGAGTTTGCTAGCCCGATCTACTGGCTGGCCAACAACAATGGGCGGCTTTTCCCGGCCTGCACCATCCTGTTGATTCACCACGCCAACAAAACCGGTGGCTTCCGGGGTTCCACGGCCATCAGGGACGCTGTGGACGAGGTGTGGGGCCTGCGGCGGCCTGACAAGAAGCAGCTGGAGCAGACCGGCTACAACGCCCGTCTCATCACCGTGGAGAAATCCAGGGCTGGGCGCGACGGCAGCAAGCTGCTGATGAAACTGGAGAGCGACCTCACCTTCTCCCTGGCGGACTACATGGAGGTCGATACCGAGAGCGCCGGGCCGGCTTCCATCGTGGATCGGGTGCTCCAGCGCATTAGGGCGGCTTATCCGCGGTCTGTATCCCGCTCTGACCTGGCTGCTGATTCCCTGTGTGGTGGAAGCGTCGCCGGGATCCGCAAGGCGGTCCAGCGGTTGGTCTCCAGGGGGTTGATTGAGGTGGCTGAAGAACGTCCCAGTGAGGGGGGTGGT